AACGTGGAGAAGACTGTCACCATAGTAGCAGACTACGCTAGACCTGAAATAATAGCCGAGTTAAACAATGCAGGGTACGATGTGCAGAACGCAAACAAGGTGGTCAAGAAAGGGATAGACAACATTAAGACATTCGGAGTCCTATGCCAAGATGATAAGGCAATTAAGAAAGAGTATGAGAACTACAAGTGGAAAAAAGTAGGGGACATGATAACCGATGAGCCGGTCAAGATGTGGGATGATGCCATGGATGCAATCAGGTATGCCACTACTCACATACGGCAGGAGTACTATACGGATGACTCTTACTATGCATTTTAGAAACACTTTGCCTGCCTAGAATAATATAGGTTATGGCAATGACATTAAAGGCTGCACCTCAGCAACTCACTCCAGCATACAATCCTGTCAAGTATATCTACGACAGCACCAACAAAAATCTAGCAGGGTTTAAGTATATCTTTGAGGTGTATGAGTCAGGCACTGCCAATCAGATAGCTGAGTACAGGGTGCTACCTGTTTACACTACAGGCTATGGTGAGATAGATTTAACTAAGCTACTTCAAGCCTATGTAAGCTATGACCTATTCCCTACCAACACCACAGTGTACAACGCACCTGATAGCCACTACAAGTATGATGTCAAGGTAGGTGAGGAGTATCTTACTACCACCACGTTTACCTCAGCCATGACTCAGTATGTTACCTCACCCTATGTGGGTAGAGTACAGCTGAATGGAGCTAACTCATTTGTGGTGGGTGATCAGATAGTGTTAACACAAACAGGGCTAGGTGGAGTCAATGCTAACCTTGATGGACTGTACACTGTGCTAGTTGCTACACCTACCTCCATTGTGATTAACTTTCTTTGGAGCTCCATCACCAACGCTAACAAAGATGTTGACATCACCTATGCAGATGGCAGAAAAACTACCACATACAATATCATTAGTGACCTGAATAACTTTGTATTCAATGGTGCACTACCTTGGACTCAGTGGCCATCATGGGATGAGACTAACTATGACTTGAGCAGTAACACTGACAAGTTCCTTACCTCCATTCCTGCTACCAATTTCTACGCTACACTATCTCAGGACCTTTGGATGAACGCAGTGTATGGCTCTATACCTGGGGGAACGCATAGAATAATATTCACCAATGATGGGGGTGATGTGTTGAGAAAGACAGTGGGAGCATCTGACCACATAACAGGGAATGCGGTAGGTCCTAACAACGCAGGCACCTTGACTGTAGTCTCAGGCTCACTGCCATTGATTAAGCCTACCACTCAATACTATGAGTATTACTATCAGCACAATGGTGCACAGGTAACACAGAGCTACCGAGTTAACATAGATCGCAGAACACAGATGCAAGAGTACAGCATCATATTCCTTGACCGTTATGGCTCATGGGGTAGCTTTGCATTCACAGGTAGAGCATACCAAAGGGGTACAGTTCAGCGTGAGCAGTACAACATGGATGTGCTCGGCAAGATAGCTAGCACTGAGTGGACCTATGACCTGATAGATAGAGGCTACATTAACAGCTATGTAACAGTGGAGGAAACCATTGACCTCAATACTGATTGGATGACTGAGGAAATGGCTACCTACTTCACTGAGTTAATCAGCTCACCATACACATACTTCAAGATAAGCAACTACGATGAGAGCTGTGACATCCCAGAGAGCACTGAGTATATCAGCTGCAACATAGTGAACTCTACCTATGAGTACTACAAGCAACGGAACAAAAATCTAATCAAGCAAAGCATTACAATCAAGCTAGCTAATAACGACATGGTCAATGGTTAGGATACAACTAGCAACAGGATACCTTGATGTTAAGGAGGGTACTTCATTCCCTTTGACATTTCAGGTAGGTGATATCAGAGATATTAGTCAAAGAAAAGGTAACTTCTCTAAGACTATTGTATTGGTAGGCAGTAAGAATAACAATAACCTGCTCAACCACTACTACGATGTTAACATCCAAGCAGGAACTTTCAACATCAATGCAGTGACTACATGCTCAGTTATTCAGGATGGGATACCTGTCATGGAGAACGCAAGCCTACAACTCACAGCCATTAAAAAGGTACAGATCACTGAGCAGTATGAGGAGCATGTGGAGTATGAGGTATTGGTCAAGGAAAGTAAAGCAGATTTCTTTACAGCCATCAATAACCTTGAGCTAACTGACATAGACTTTAGTGACCTCAATCACCCATACGATGCAGCCAATGTCATTAGCAGATTTAGCAACACTCAGGTCAATGGCTTCAAGTACTTCCTACCTACAAGTGGGGATGCGATATACAACACTCAGGAGTTCAAGCCTGCTATCTTTGCTAAGACTTACTTCGATAGGATATTCCAAAACTCAGGCTTTACATACAACTGGCCTAGCCTAAGTGATACTAAATTTGATAAGCTAATCATTCCTTACAACGGAGGGATTGATAACCTTGACTACTTAGACTTTGTGGTGCGAGCACAAAAGACTACAACGAGTACAGTGACCTCACCTGCTCAGGTCATACAGACTACACCATTCTATACATTCACAGGACTCACCGAGCTAGAGGACTTACAAAATATATTCAATCCGGTAACCGGAACATACACTACACCATACAACATTAGCTCAGCCAATGCTCAGTACTATGAGTTTAATGTAGTGGTAAGCTACACCCTTGAGCTAATCAATACGAGTGGTGTAACAGCAACGGTAGCATTGCCTCCATTCTACAGGGTAAGGTATCGCAACACATTCAACAATGCTGTTGTGCAAGGACCTACTCATGTGGGTCCAGCATCAGTGCCTGTAGGTACTACTACATTCGCAACTGATACGGTAGCTTTCACTCAGCAGGTTAGTAGCCCTACCCTACTCAATCAGTTCACGAATATACAGATGCAGATACAAGCTGCACAGACTTCGTTAAGTACATTCTACAGCCCTAACATAGCGTTAAGACTCAATATACTTTCAGCAGAGATAAGCATCACACCTAGCAGTAACATCCTAGTCATTGGTGGTGTGATTGATGTGAATGACTACGTGCCAAAAAAGATAAAACAGAATGACTTTGTTAAGGCAATCTTTAACATGTTCAACCTGTATGCAGATGTAGATAAGACTCAACCTAATCAGCTCAACCTCATCCATAGGGATGACTACTACGATGCAGGTAAAGAGGTGAACTGGACTCACTTACTAGCCAAGGACAAAGAGCAGTCACTGTCATTCCTACCTGAGCTAACAAGTAAGAAAGTAATACTCACATACAAGGCAGATAAGGATGATCCTAATACGATCTACACAAATGCTACCAATCAGATATACGGGCAGGCAGAGGTAGTCTTTGACAATGAGTATGTGAAGGATGTAACTACTAAGGATGTATTGTTCAGTCCTACACCAATCATTAGGACTCCATTCAATGCATACGTGCCAATGATTGCAGGAGCACAGCCTGATACTAACATCCGTATCTTGTATGACTCCACAGCTGAGATAGGATTGAGCACATGCCAAGCATTCAAGATATTTAACTATGGTACGGTAGGTGTAACTAACATTACTACCTATCCATATGTAGGTCATTTCGATAAGCCACTCAATCCTACTTGGGATTTGAACTTTGCTACCTGTGCATTCTACTACTCTATGCCAACTACCCTAACCGATAACAATCTTTACAATAGATATTGGAGACGGACCATGGGTCAGATTAATAGCGGTAAGATGTTGACTGCATTCTTTAATCTCAAAGAGTCTGACATCCAACCATTAGAGCTCAATGATAAGATTAGGATTGATAACTCATGGTGGAACATTAACAGGGTCATTGATTACAATGCTAATGGCAATCAGCTCACACAGGTAGAGCTAATCAGTATAGATAGTGAGGTGAACTTCATGCCCTTTGTTGCAGGCTTCCCAACACCAGGGATAGGCTTAGGTAGTATTGGTGCTATCACTCAGGTAGCCAATGATAGTATCATTAAGACTAAGACTGCCAACAGTAACGTGATACCTAACAGCACTTCAGGCTTAGTGACCGGTAAGGGTAACAATGTTAACGAGGGTCTCAAGGTGGTAGTGGTAGCAGATGATGCTACGATTGAGGAGGATGGTATCTACACTGATAACCTAGTAGTGCATGGTAAGGTGAATGGCATACCTGTTGACCCTCCCT